CTCTACACCAGCAAGCGTAAATACCTTCAAAGTAGTTGAGGTTCCGCGCACCACATACCGCTCAACCGAGTCACGATTGATGAAGTGCACAAACGGTGCTGCCGCCTCAGTAGTAGCCAACCGCGCAATGTGGTTCGTTGGTGGCCGCTTAGTCAGCCCCTCGGTCAACGAAGGGTAAGCGTTGGTCTGCTCCTCAAGCTGTGAGGGCAACCGCATCTGAGGGGGCTGCTGAGAGACCCCCTGAATCAGGTTGGGGATCTGGAGCGAGATTAAGCTCACGCCCACCTCCGGAGGTTCGATGAGATATCTGCATTGTTGAAGATGTTGAGGTCTGCTTGCTCAGATTCAAACTCACGAAGAGTCATCCAAGCCTGAACCTCATCACGCTCCGTAAAGGCAACACCCTTCTCACTCCCAACCAACCGGGCTACCAAGGTGCGCCCTGCTCTGATCATTGCGTACCTGCGGGCTGACTCAGGCATATCGTCCCATTCCAGGAGGATGACTACGTCTAGTTCATCCATGTCTGTCGTGAACACATCCGTGGAGTCCTCACGGTTGTAAAGGAAACTACCTCGCTTGGCGACATCCTTGGTCGCATGGTCAACACGAACCCAAGCAGCGGGTACCGCAATCTTGCCATTGACATTCTTAGTCAGGGTCTGCTTGGTTAACTTGTTCCAAGACCACTCGCGGCTGCAAAGGTCTCGGCAGACTTCATCGAGGATGTTGATGGACATACTCACATCAGCCGTAGCAGTTGCTTCAAGCGAAGACACCGGGGATTCCCCGATGCAGGACAGCATCGTGTTGATCGCAGAGATCTTCGTTGTTTCAGTGAGTGCCATGGGGTTCTCGATGGTTGCTTAGGGGATCAAACAGAATCCCCCTGCACCTATTTCTAGATGCAGGGGGGATAAGGGGGTTAAACAGGATTAGGTGAGCGAGGTCACAGCGAGACCGATGGCGCACTCAGGACGCAGAACGCCGAAGCCAGCCATCATCTTCGAGACAACCAGGGTGCCCTGGTACTCGATCTTGCGCTCCATCTCAGTCGTGACATCGAACTTCTTGACGCAACCAATGGCATCAGCGTGTCCACAGATACCCCAGGCCTTAGCCATGGAGTAGACACCACCAGCGGTACCACCGTAACCAGTACCGTTGTCACCATACACATCGGTAACAGCATTCGCGTTAGCGAACAGAGTGGTATTGGCAATCAGTGACTCCTTGGGGAACAAGTTCGACTTCATCAACTTGAAGCCAGCAACCTCAACGGCAGCTGCGGTACCCTTGGTGACATCACCCACACCGCTACCGTAGTCCTTACTGAAACGGAATGCCTGAGTAGAAGTCACTGCTGGTGTTGCCAAGAGGATCTGATACTGCTCTGGACGGACAACGCAGAAGCGACCTTCAGTAGGGACATCCTTGTTATCCAAGGCAACTTGAGCGTCAAACAGCGCGGCCAAGATTTCAGCACCCGTTGGATTGGCAACTGTGGTGGTACTGATGATCTGACCAGCCAATGCCGTACCGTTTGCCGAAGTGGCACTGATAGGTGAAGCGGAATTCGCTGCTGACCAGAAGGTGGACATTGCAAAGCGGTCATAGGCGTAAGCAAGGCTTCGTCCAAGTTCCGTTGCAATTGGAGAGCGCACATCCCAATGGTTGATCAGCTCGTCTACATCGTTGATCAAAGTTGACGATGTCAACATATTGTCGAGCGTAAGGATGCGCTCGGCATACTTGAAGTTACTGAGATAACCACCAGCTGCTTCAAGGATGTTGTCACCTGGGGTATGCCACTTCGCAGTAGCGGAACCGTACAGTGGGAACGATGCAGACTTGCCGGTAGCAATGCTGCGGGTCCGCACAAGATCCTTCATAACGCACTTACTTTCGTATTGCGAAATGATTTCTCCACTGAACACTTTAAGGAAAAGTGCGCGGGCATCATTCGCCGCGTTGATCTGACCCAATCGGTTTCCCGTAAATTCCATAGCCATAATAGTTTTTCTTTCTCAAAACATGACAAAGCAGGATTGTTGGGTGTCCTTTGATTACGGTGCAACACCTGAGCTGGTACCCAACGCATTGGGCAGCCCCGTGTCTGCATCTTCTTCTGGGAGTGTGGCCACCCAGGCTCCTGCTGGAAGCCTGACGCGACCATTTGATTTCACCTTAGTTCCATCCTTCAGCACCACATACACACGGGCATCGACTGACTCTGCAAGTTGAACCGGGGTACCCTCAGGTACCAGGATCACGTTGCTTGAGCAGCCAAGCACGAATATGAGCCCGAAAGTGGCGACGTTTGTCACCAGCACCCGGGTCAGCGTCTTGGGCATAGGTTGGTTCTTTGGCTAATTTGGTGAAGTAATTGAGTAGTGCCTCAAGGAGTGGTTTGAGCCACCCCCACATTAGGCAACCTTCTTCGAGGAATCCTTTGCGAGGATCAGTCCGACACCGGCGGTGATAGCGGCGATTGTTGCCCCGATATCCATGGCAGTCGTTGGGTCACCATCGAAGAATGATGCGAGTGCGGATCCGATAGCAACAACGATTGCAGCGATACCGCAGATAGTGGTGTTCTTGTCTGACATATTTATCCTTGTTGGAAGTTGGAAGCACCCATACGCAAGGACACCTCGCGCCGGAATGCTGGATCAGTTTGATAGCGGGGATCAGTCATAGCAGTAACCATCTCATGCTTCGAGCGGAACCCAATCTGAGTACCCGTTGCTTTCCCATCGACCCGCGCAGGGCTCCGGTTCTGAGCATCGAATTGTGCCTTGAGGGTCTTGATGGCAAACGAGGCAGACTTCATGTTGCCACTGCCCATGATCACATTGAACGCCTCTTGGTCATCTGCTGACAGATTCTTCCCTGCCCAATCGATGACCTCGTTGAAGCCTTCACGGCCACCTACGACGGCATAGACACCCTCGGCTTGCTTATCAGCGACTGCCTTCTGACCTTCGATGTAGGCATCTACAACACCCTTACCGAGACCAAGGGACTGAAGCTTGGCGTAGGAGTCCTCGGACAGGTTGCCCTGGTTACGGAACTCCGACACGAAGCCATCGAGTGCCTCGGTACCAATGACCTTGGCAGCAGATGCTTCATCAGCAACTGGCTCAGTCTTTGGATCCTTGGCACCCAACTTCGCCTGTAGTTCAAGGTAAGCCTTCTCTAACTCAGCGGCATCTTTGAACTTCCCGGCAAGAGGGGCGGGTGCTTCAGCGGACGCAGGGGATCCCGAAGGAGCCTCCGCTACCTGCCCAAAGTCACCCGCTGGCACATTGGCCTCTGCCTCTGCACGGGCGGTCTCTTCAAACCGTGCAGCGTAAGCCGCATCGTTGGGACCTTGTGATGGATTAATCTCGAATACTGGTGTCGCCTCAGCCATTTGGTGTCATTGCTCCTGGTTGCATCTGTTGTCCCTGTTGCATCTGTGCTTGCATCAACTTCGCACCACCTTGTACAACACTGGGACCGAGTTTCTCAATACTTGCTTGTTGCTGTGCCTGTTCGGTTTCCTGTTGGATCTGCTCTTGGCTCTTAACGAGTCCATTGAGATCGAGTCCAAGTGCACTTGCTCTCTTCGTGAGATACCCCTGCACATTGAGGTATTGAGCGAGTGCTTGTGGTCCAAGGCTGTCCTTGACACCCACAACAAACGCATCGAGTTTCTGTAGATCCTGTCCACGACCAAGGGCATCAAGGCCGGTGACGATGACGGGACGCACCATGCCCTTAGGCATCTTGCGGAGTTTCTTCTTACGCAGCATCTGACCCATGACAATGAGTACGAGGGGCTGCGACAGTTCTTCGCTGAGGGTTGCGAACACACCACCCAAGGATGACTCCAGCTCTGAGATCATTGCGCGGACTTCAGTAGCAGTCACACGCTCTCCCCCACGCTGTACCGCAGTGTTCAGTAGGAACGCATATCCGAGGCGATCCTTAATCCCATCCATAGTGTCAAGGGCAACCCGGAAGTCCTGGTACTTCTCGACCTGAAGAACGCTCACATCGTCTGCGATGCCCTCACGGATAGCACCGTTAGGAGCATCCTGTAGGGTTCGAGCCTGTGTGAGACCATTGGGGTTCACAAGGAACAGCATTCGTGATGCTGCCATGGAAGCCTCAACGATGCTGCGGGTCAGACCTTCAAGGCTGATTAGGTCACCGAGGTACTCCTCAACGAGACCGCGACCATAGTCCTCGTCCGATACACGGTTCCACCTGAGGACAACATAGGGCAGATCTTCAGCAGCGTAGGTAGAGCGCGAGTCTGCTACCTCGATACCGGCTACCTCTTGCCAGACATCAAACTTGCCTGATTCATTACGGCAAGCAATCGTATAGACATCGACTTCACGGGCGACATCACCTGATTCCATGTAGACAGCAGCACGGATCTCAGGGGATAGTACGGAGAGATCAGACACTTCTTTCGTGACGATGTGGATGATGTTGTCTGAGGGATCCCGTTCAACGACATAACTCTCAAGCCCACGGAACCGCCACTTACCCTTAGGGGTCAGTTCGATCAAGCCGTTGCCTGAGATCAGGAGGTGGCGCATGGCCTCGTACATGATGGGTCGAGTCTGCATTGACTCGATTTCATCCATGATCTCCTTCTCCATCTCGCTGAAGGCATAGTCAAGTTCACCCAGGAGATCAGCGGACTCAGCAGCCCGGAGGGTCTCTCGGTTGATGGTGAAGCGGAAGAAGGGGGTATTCGGGGGGAGCAGCGAGAGCAGCAGTTTGGCTGCTAGGTTGTTGACCCCTCGGGCTCCAAGGCTGTTGTAGGGGGTAGGGAGTGCCGAGGCAGATCCTGTACCGGCGGCTGGATACATATATGGCAGCGTCAGTTCAGAGCACTTACGCGCCCGAAGGACATAGGAGGAACGCTCCCCATCCAAACGGTTCCACTTCTCCTTAGCCGAGTAGTCCATTTAGTAAGCCCCAGGGATGTTGGCACCGGATCCATTGTTCGTCGGGCGGTTCAGGGGGATCGTCAGGAGATCCAACCCGAAACCACCGGGCTTGCGCTTTGCCATGGTTGCTGCCGTAGCCTTGAAGGATTCAGCCATCTTGACGGGTGCCGGTGGCGGTGGTGGTGATGGTTGTGGCTTCGGGATCGAGGGCATACACATGGTTATTTTTCCTGTTGTTCTTTGAGCTTCAGTTCGAGGAATTGGATGACTGACCAACTCCCAAGGCGATGCCAGATAGCGCGGTCTTCATCATCCAACCGAGGGATGGGTAGAGGGAACCGCGCCTTCAAGGCAACGATCAATTGGGGATTGATTAGCGGGATTTCAGTATCCTTCATTCCATAGGTACCAATCCAGGCAGGATGACCTCGCCGGTGTCGTTCAATTCCATGGGCAAAGTGTTCTCCCGGATCCGGTTGAGAGTCCATTGGTAAGCCGCAAGA